TGGGCAACAAATTGGTATTATCATTGGATTGATGGTGAAAAACAAAAGTTAACTTTCAAACAAAGACTTTACATAAAAGACCAGCTCGTTGATTAGCTTGTGCCTAACACTCCAATAAACGAAATAACAAAAGCCTGTATCATTTAGATACAGGCTTTTTTCGTCCCATTTGTGACCTATCGGCTTAGGTATTTTCGCTAAAAACACTAAGCAATGGCTAATAACGAAGAAATTGGCAGGTCGAAAGTAGAGCTCGATACTACCAGCGCAGAGGCTAAGATAAAGAGCCTCGATGCTAAAATGCAGGAGCTCAAACAAACGAAGCGTGAGCTTGAAGCGAGCAATAACCTTGTAGGAATGGGCATGGTTGATCGCGAAATAAAGTCAACACAAAAAGACCTTAACCAACTCAGACAAAGCACAAAAGATTATTCAACAGTCTTAAATAATCTATCAACGGCCTCGCTGCGAGATATGGAAGCAGCATACGCTAGGCTAAAGAAAGAAGTAAAAGGTGCAACTCGCGACACCGAAGATTTTAATACAAAATCGGCTCAGCTCAAAACTATCGGTAAAGAAATAAACAGCGTTAAGGCTCAAATGTCTGGCGTTGAGCAATCGAGCATGTTCGGGCGCATGGCCGATGGCATAAACAAATATGCCGGGATGATAGCCGTTGCAGCTGCTTCATTTACCGGATTTGCGCTAGGAGTAAAAGGAGCAATTGAGGCGTCTAATGAATACGAAGAAAAGGTTGCGAACCTATCAGCCCTTACCGGATTAACAGGCGACAAATTAAAATGGTTGAGCGACCAAGCAAAGGAGATGTCAACCTCTACCGTTGCCGGAAACATTCGCATTACCTCAAGTGCCGACGATATCGTTGAAGCATTTACAACAGTTGGGTCAAAGCGCCCCGAATTGCTTGGAAACAAGGAAGCCTTAAAGCAAGTAACTCAAGAAGCGTTAATACTTGCTGAAGCAGGTAAAATGGAAACGGTTCCTTCTATTGAAGCCGTAACCGCAGCTATGAATCAATTTAATTTGGGTGCCGATCAAAGCAAACGAATAGTAAACACCTTAGCCGCAGGGTCGTTGGCCGGTAGTGCTGAAATATCGGATTTAGCTGGCTCAATGAAAAACGTGGGAACTGTAGCAAAGGACTCTAACATGTCGTTAGAGCAAACTACTGCAGCCCTCGAAGTACTGGCCAGCAAACAAATATTAGGAGAAGAAGCCGGAACAAAATTACGCGGTGCATTACTCAAGATGAAAGAAGCAGGTGTAGGTTATGCTTCAGGACAATTCAATTTAGCCGATGCTATTGACGAAGTAAACAAAAAGCTTGCCACTCACACTTCGGCCGCCGAAAAAGACGCCCTTAAACAAAAAATATTCGGTGCCGAAAACATCACTGTTGGTTCTATTTTGCTACAAAACAAAGCAGCCTACGAAGATTTAACGAAGGCAGTAACAGGAACCAATGTAGCATATGAACAGGCGCATGTAAACACCGACATTGCTAAAGCAAAATTAGCTCAGGCAAAAAACGAGTTTCATAATACAACAATTGAGATTGGCGAACGACTTAATCCGGCAATGGCCAAGTCGGTAAACATTGTAAACGTTTTACTCAAGCTAATTATCAGCGCGCCTGAATTTATAAAGAAATGGGCAGGCACAATTATCTCATTAACCGTTGTAATTGTTGCGTTAACAATAGCCGTAAATGCGCAAGTAATAGCAGCAAAGGCGAAGATTGTATGGGATGCCATTATCGTATTTTGGAATAATGTAGTAAAAGCCTCATTTGTTCAATTATGGGCAACTATGATGGCAAACCCAATATTTGCAATTATAGCAGGTATTGTGCTTCTTGTTGGGGCATTAGTCGATTTAAAACGAAGATCTGACGAAGCCGCTGAAGCTCAACGCAGACATAGAGAAGAAATTGAAAAGACAAAGAAAGCAATTCAAGACATCATTAAAACAGGAATGAACATCGATAAGATGGACAGTACTCAAATTGATGCTTATATTGACGAACTATCAAAAAAAGTAGTACTCCTTAGACATTATCAAACTGATGCGATAAATAAAGCCAGGCAAGCGCCTGCAGGAGAACAGCGTGAAGTACTCGGAGCGCAAATGAAAGCCGATACAGGATTCGGGTATGGCGAATCAATTGCAAAGGTGAAAGAATTGACCGCTTTGTTAGCAAAAGCTCGTGCGCATAAGAGAGCATTACTAAGCAAAGATGACAGCAATAACAACAATGACAATAAACCAGACACAAGCACTCAAGGCAAACCTGCAAAAGCCGAAAAATCGCCCTACGACGAAGCCTTAGCAGGCGTTTCGAAAGCAGCTGAAGAACAGCGCCTCAAAGCTAAAGATCAGCGATTAAACAGCCTACTTGACGAAAAAGAATATTTAGAAAAATTAAAGGCAATAGATCTCTCTGAGCTGGAATCGAAACGAATGGTTCAAGAATCATTTAACAAGGATACGTTAGACACAGAACGACAAATTGCCGATAAAAAACTACAAATGCGGCGCGAATATGTTGATGAATATATTCGTACAGAGCAACAAGGATACGACCAACTCGAACTTGACGCCCGAACCGATCGCGTTAATGGAATTATTTCAGAGAAGCAATATCAAGCCAAAATTCTTGATATTAAAATTCAACGGTTGAAAGCTGAAATTTCGATGCGTAAAACAGCCGGACTTGAAACTATTGAACTTGAAAAGAAGCTTGCTGATGAAGAACTAAAAATAAAAGAGAAGGCAAAGGCTGATGAGATAAGCATGCTAAAGCAGCAGTCTGACAATCAGGCTAATTATTACGATTTCGTAAACAAAAACGCAAATGAGACTTTTGCCGGAATCGAATTTCGTAGTGCCCGACAACGAGAAGCCGTAGACAATGATTTAAAAAATGGAGTTATATCAGAAGAAGAAGCCGCAAAACGCAGAAATGAAATTACGATGTTAGAGTGGCAATCTAAAACTGATTTAGTCAATCAATTTCAGGAACAATTATCAGGCATTGTTGACGCAGCTGCTCAAGGACAACTAAAAAGCTTTGAAGAATTTGGCTCTCAGATATTTATAATGTTCCTTGATCTTCTTGAAAAGGAAATAACAGCCACTTTGACGAAATCTTTATTTGTTGCAACAGCCGGATCGTTAGCTTCGCCCGAGTCTATTGCCTCTTATGGGTTATTAGGAGCGATAAAGGCAGCCGGATTAGCAGTGCTTATAAAAGGAGCCTTTGCCGTTGCTAAATCTGAATTAAAGAGCAAAATGTCTGATGGTTTTGCAGAAGGAGGTTATACTACTCCGGGACCGAAATATAAACCTGCAGGAATAGTGCATGCAGGCGAATGGGTAGCTTCGCAAAAGCTATTAAAGAATCCTATTGCCGCCGCAATGGTAAGTCAGTTAGATAACTTTCAAAAACATGGTTATGTACAAGGAGGTTATGTTACACCTATTAGCCAGGCGCCTAGCAGCGATCTTGAATTAAAACAGATGTTGATGGCTAACATTCAAACGTTGAGCCAATTATCTAAAAAAGTAGACAATATGAAGGCATATATCAGTTATTCTCACCTAAAGGAAACAACCGATAAAATGAATCAAATACAATCTTCTCGCAAAACAAGCTGAAAATTGTTATAACATTTATAGATTTGCCTATCAAAAACGATTTACAGACATGAAACAACTCTTCATTTTATTTTTGCTTGTAATAGCATGTAACGTTCAGGCACAAAAGCAGGAAACGATTTACTTACAAGATGGCACATCCGTAACTGGGCAGGTCATGGATGATGATGGTAGTTCGATAATTGTAAAGACTAACAACAACTACGTCACAATAAAAAAATCGGACATAGAAAACGAACAGAACAGCAAGAAACGAGAGTTTGCAAAACGAGACAATGAACTAAAGAGTGGAATGAGTACCGACATTGCCGTTGACAAAACCAAAGATTGCTGTAAAGACGTAGAGTATGTACGCTATTGCCTAGGCAAATACTATAGTCAGACTAACACCGCCATTGGCGTAAGTCTTGTAGGATTAATAACATCGACAGCCGGAATAGTTCTAAAATCCCCCGCAACAATGCTATCGGGAGGCGCAATTGTTATCGTTGGCGAAATCATAGCATTCGACTCACGCAAGTGGATCAAAAGAGCGTCATTAGGCGCAAATGGTATAGTTGTTAACTTTTAAGACTTAGAAGGCTTTACAAGGCTTAATCGAAGCGACCAAAAAGAGAGAGCGATCGGAGGTATTCCGGTCGCTCTCTCTTTTTGTAGTAATTACAAATCAATTATTTGGTGTTTGCTCAACGTTCGAAATGTACTTATGCACTTTTCGGAATGTCGTTTCCCTCCGTTCCCTCCCATTCTAACAAATAAGAAAACAGGACTTTTGTGCATAGGGGGTGTTCAAATATATATATTCTCTCTTTTTATTACTAAAAAGTAACTTATATAAAAATGGTATAAAAAGTGTACGAATCGTGCGCACGATTTTTATTCATTGAGGGACAGATATTTATATACGTTCAAAAAAAGTACGAAAATGTTCGAAATGTTCAGTTTTACTTTTGAACTTTTACAACTGTCTGATTATGTTTTACTTAAACCTAAATCCGTTCAAAAGTTCAAAAGTTCCGTTTTTTTTCTGTTTTATGGCTGGTCGGTATGAGCATTTTTACGCTGATAAATCAACTAAAACATGATAAAATAGCACGAAAATGCTGTATTTTTATAGAGTAAAACATTGATGATATGGCAATTATAACAACAGATGTAGAGATTGAAAAAATTGTAGCTCAATTTTGGAAGTCGAGGTATGGAGAGAAAGCGGCAAATGGCATTGAACTACTGGCGCCACGCAGAGGCGAACAGTTTAACAAAATACTATTCAGACACTTAACAAACTCGAAACCTAAATATACACCTGGTAATTGTGCCGAAACGCAGACGATAAAAGTGCGCCTGACGCATAATGAAATAACCGATATTCGCACATACAAGTACTTAACTAACGAAGGTTGTAGACTTGTAAACAGCGAGTTACGTGCGGCGATGAATGATATCTTTCGAAATTTCATGTATGCTTACTTACATTCTGCTTACAGTAATGGCAATCCTGTTATGCAGCAAACGGCTATTCTTGCCTTTATAGCATTGTATGATATTGACATGACAGAAAGGAACTACGAAACCTTGCGCAAAAATTGGAAACGGTCTAAAGAAAAGGAAATTCTCTTTAAAGAAAACTTTGATGATATACGCCGATCGGCAATGTCGAACCATCGTTCTGTCATTTCACTTCGCAAACATTTCAAATTACCGGACTTGAGTAAGCGTTCAAAACAATTATCGCTATTTAGTTAATATATGTTAAATGCACGCATAAAATAGTACCGCAAAATATTAGTAATTATGGATTTACATCATTCACACATAGACAACCTTCCGGGAATTAATAAACAAATATTAATAGCCTTAGAGCAGGATCTCGTTTACAACAACATATCTATTGAACGATGTTTTGAGCCTTCAATAAAAGAAAATGCAGAATGGATCTCAATTGATTTAACCAATATTAAATCGCCAACAATTGAACCACAGCAAAGCGATGCTGGCGAATTAGTACAAGTAACGCTCGAATCATCGCACGCTTATTGCTCAATTGAGAAATTAGAGTTGCTCAACTACATTCGAAATAAAAAGATCGGTGTGATCTATACTACCAACAATGGGCAGAAACGACTAGTTAAAAAAATGCGCCTGTCATTCAATAGTAATGAAGGCGAAACAAGCAGCGATGGCAACCTTTATAAGCTTGTTCTTACAGGCAAAAACAAACATGAGCCTCAATATATCACAGGCATTGCGCCTGTTATTTCCGCACCTATCATCATAACGCCTCCTATTATTGAAGAACCACCGGTAGTAGAACCGTCTGTTTTGTTTTATGATGATTTTGTTTCCGGATTAGATGGTGTTTTTCCAGTAAACTGGCGTGCTTTAGGTGGTAATACTTCCTATGCCGATGGAATAGTAAGCGTTCAAAACTCAAAGGCTTTATTTACAATTAATGGATCAGGTTACGGTTTGGATGCAGAACCAATAATAAGCAAATTCATTGATGTTGACGCACATAACCTGATAGGTAAACAAATATTAGTGGAAGCTCAAATAACAGGTTACGCCGCGACTAATAGTTTTTTGTCGCTTGACGTTTCGAGCGATCCTTATCCGGCACGTAATTACGGCCTCTATTTTCAAGCGGCCAACTTAACACAGCAATCCGGATCCTCGCTATTAATATCAGAAACAAGCCCAATTATAACGAATGATATTCAAAACATTAGATTGGGTATTCGCTTGAGCAAATACAGTATAAACGGACCTTATCCGGTAAATGACTTTGTAGAAATTGACTGGGTACGAATTTCGATAGTCCCCTAATTCTTTAAAGATTCGATCATTTTTGTTTTGAAAAACAAAGCAAAATGCTCGAACAACACGACATTCTTACAGGTATATGGGCAATGGACAGCCGCTATGCACTAAGGTATATGCCTAGTATAGTTGCATGGCTAAATGGAACACAGCCTATTTTAATAAAAACAAGTTCAGGATCCGAACAAAACGAACAAAAACAAGGCGTTCGTTTTGCAACACTTAAGCACAACGTATTTTCTGTATCGGACTATGGGTACCGAGGCGATCCGAACAACGCACCTGAAAATTCAATTGCAATAATTGATTTTGTTGGCGCAATTTCAAAGTACGATCAAGATTGTGGTCCATCCGGAATGCTTACAAAATGTCAGTTGCTCCAAAAATGCTATAACAATAAGAACATACAAGGAATAGTCTTAAATGTCGATTCGGGAGGTGGTGAAGGATATGCCGGGATGCTCGCCGAGTCGACAATAAGACAAAGAAATAAGCCAGTAATGGCATTTCAAAACGACTTATCGGCCAGTGCAGCGTATATGATTTCGAGCGCATGCGATTTGATAGTAGCAGGATCTCCACTAGCAGAGGTAGGCAGCATAGGAACATACGTGACACTAGCCGATTATTCTCAATATTTCAAGCTCAAAGGCATCGATTTAAAAGAAATATATGCCGATGCTTCGACAGAGAAGAATAAGATGCACCGCGATGCGATTAATGGAGATAACACAGAACTAAAAAAATTCATTAACAAATTCAACGATGCATTTTTAGAGCTCGTATCGACAAACCGAACCGATAAATTAAAATCGGAATCTTGGAAAACTGGTAAGATCTATTTTGCAAACGAAGCCAAAGATGTTGGTCTGATAGATGATATTGCCTCATTCGAGGAAGCCCTTTCGATGATGGAACCCTTAATTAATTAGCAATGAAATTCGTACAAGATGACAAGTACAAAGAGCTTGTAACAAAAGCCGCCCATTGGGACAATCTTCAGTCAAAAATGACTGAAGGAATGACAGTAGAAGAAGCATCTGCATTTACTCCTGAAGCTGCAGTAAAAGCAATTGAAGAAGCTACAAATGCTTTAGATACTGACGAAGCAGTTATTGATCTTAAAAATCAAGTTAAAACCTTGACTACTGAAAAAGAAACTTTAACAACTGAAAAACAGGCACTTACTACAAAAGTACAAGCGCTTGAGAAACAAGCAGGAAGTAGAGGAGCTGCAGCTATCACCGAAACCGAAGTAACAGAAACTCAAGAAAAAGGAGTTGCAAGCGCATCTAAATCGTTTGCCGAAAATCTTGATGCAGTTGAAAACGCCTTTAAATCAGTATTATAAAAATGGCAACAAATACAATTACCCTTGAATCGTTGGTTATCTTAGCAAAAAACTATCAAACCGACTTAAAATACCTTCCTTATCTTGTTTTAAGAGAGAGACTTGCCGCATTAGGCATCACTTTTTATCAGCAAGATGACAAAGAAGATAGCGTTATAACCTTCTTGCGTAAAAGAGGAATTTTAGCGCCGTATTCTAAAGATCAAACCATTTCTTACAAAGAAATTGGTAAGACAGTAGAATCTGTATTACGACTCGAAACCAGTTATGCTTCGCTTCAGGACGATATTAAATCGTATGAAGAAAAGAAAATTGTGCCAAGCAAAGGCTCAATTGCGAATAACAAAACCAAAGAGCATCCTTATCAAACCATGATAATGGCCGAAAAAATCAAAACCTATGGTGAAGATATTATGGACTGTTTGTTTCCTGGTGTTCGCAACAAAAATGGACATTCGCCTCTTGATGCTTTTGATGGATTTGATAAGAAGATAGATACTGCAATTGCAGCCGGACTCATATCTATTGAAAACGGAAACTTTTTTGATTGTGGTGATTTAAACGCCCCTACATCTGATGCTGACACCTCTGCTTTTGACCACCTTGTTGATTTCTTAAGGTATAATAAAAGACTAAGAGGTCCTGTTGATCTTCGTATTACCCCCGAAACGTTGAATAACGCTAAAGATGCTTGCGAAAACAAGTATTCGCATAGAGGCAATGATGTTGATTTCCTTGCAAAACTGAAAGATAAATCAGGGTTGCAAAACCTTTCAATCATTAGTGATGCATCGATGGGTGCAGGAGATCGTATTCACCTTTCGGTACCGGGTAATTTCGATTTCGGATTTAACAACCTGAGTGATACTGAATTTGTTCAGATTCGCAACCCATGGGAAAACCCTAATTTGATTCAATTCTGGATGCAAAGCGACCAAGGTACTCGTATTCGTTCGTTTCACGAAAAGGTATTCTTAATCAATGCAGGAACCAACACCGCAACTGAAATGAGCGGTGACTACGTGAGCTAAACCTTTAACCCAAACCCTGTGAGGTAGAATGATGCTTAATGCGCATTCTACCTCTTTAAAAAATTATAACGTGAAAAAATTAAAGCAAATTCTTTTTGTGCTATCAGCGTTAATTATAGCTTGTTATGCAGGAAACGCAATAGCATATGCAACGGGACTTGTAAAAATCAGCACTGTTGCTCCGTTCCTTTTTTCAGCTCTTTTATTTGGGGCTTCGTTTATCCCTCAAGTAAAGGGTGTTTTGTTCACAACCTTTACACCTCTGGTTTGGGATAACCCGGTTGACAATGCCGCAGGATGTGAGGTTATTGCCTACTATGCACCAACCTCCGATATTTTAACGTTTCCAACATTATCGTTGACAACAGGAGAATTAGTCGGCACATTGACACTGGTTGCAGGCAAAACATTTTTACCTATATACGGAGTGTCAGGATCGGTTAAAGTCGATTCTAAATTACAGGGAGAAGCCAAGACCAAAAGCTATAAGCCTACAGGATCATTGACTTATCCAAGCTGGGCTCGCAAAACAACCGATTTCGGGCGTATTGCGAAAAATGGCGATTTTGTTTTTGTCTTCATTGACAACAATGGCGATCGAAAAATTATAGGTTCGCCAACGCATCCTGCAGGAATAGATAAACTCGATTTTACGACAGGTGATAAAGGCACAAGTGGAACAACCATGCAGCTTGAGGTTTCGCAGGAAGTTTGTAATGCTCCTGCCGGCTATTATTCCGGCGCAATACCAATTTCGACAGGAACTTTACCCGCATTAACCTAATATATTATGCAAAAATTCAGGCTAAAAGGTCTTCGTTCGCCAGGGCAAGTAAATATTTACAATCCAGAAACGCAGAGATCTGAAAATATACAGTTAGAAAGTATTGATGACGATAGAGCTCAGAAATTATTCGATCAAGGGTGTCCATTTATTGAATTAGTTCCTGAAGCAAAAAAGCCATCTACGACAAAAGAGTAGTTTTTTGTAGTCGTTTAGTTAGTAGTTTGAAAAGCCAGGATAATACCTGGCTTTTTTTATAAAACTTAAAAAATGGATAAAAGAATATTTCACATAGCAACGATTCCTCAAAGAGAAGCCGCTTTGAAAGAAGTATTGGACTCTGTTATAAACCAAGCGGATGAAATTCATGTGTACATGAATGAATGGAGTCACACTCCTAATTATCTGAATAATAGCAAAATAAAGATTTACCGAAGCCAGCAGGAAAACGGCAATTTGGGCGATGTTGGTAAGTTTTATAATTGCGAAAATTGGGAACGCGGCTATCATTTTACCATAGACGATAAAATTGTATATCCGAAGAATCACGCAGAGCTTCAAATAAAGACAATTGAGCGACATAACAGGGAAGTGGTAGTAAGTTGTCACGGAAGACTAATGAAGCCAAAAACAACGAGCTATTACAACGATTGCGAGGCTTTTTACGGCGTATTGATGCAGCAGTGCAAAGATAAGTTTGCGCATGAGTTAGGTACCGGAGCGATGACTTTTCATACCGATACCGTGCCTTTTTTTGAGTTAGATATATTCCCATATATCAATATGACTGACATATACTTCTCAATGTTTCTGCAGCAAAATGAAATTCCGATACTAATAAGAGCTCACGATGCAGGTGATTTTACAATAGCAAAACAGCACGATGACCGATATTCTATACACAACTACTTGAATAAGAACGATGAATTTCAAACACAAGTAGTTAATACAATTGATTGGAAACTCAACACAAGCGAGTCCCCGAATCAGAATAATCAATAAATACTTTTATTAAACAAAACAATAAACGACCATGAAAAATGCAGTAAAAAATTGGCTGGCCAACCCAAATTCTGATTACGATGATGGCTTAGCATTATATCACAAAACAAAAAGAAATACCGAGTACGATAAATTTTTAGAATCGGGAAAAGGATCTCGACCTAAATCTTTACATCACAACATGCTCAGATCTCAATTAACTATACAACACAGATGGTTAGTTGATAGCATTGAAACTGAAGAAGTAAAAAAACCTGAACTCCCTCCTATTACTCACAAACCGATTGGTGCAACACCAACGCCTGGCATTGTAAGTACTACATTTAATCAGCATATAAACGTTGACTCGTTGCCAAAAGAATTACAAATAGTTTTTGAAAGCAACAAAGCCGGACAAGACGAGTTAAAAACATTACACGCCAATATGAAGCGTGCCGAGTCTGAGGAAAAACGCGCAATGTTTCGCAAAGAACTAATTAAAACGGAAGACTTTATCATTGCAGGTTGGAAGAAAATAAATGAATTTATCAAAAATCCTACGAACTGGAAACCCAAAACAGCTGAAGAAACCGACGCGTTGAATGTCTTGCGAATGAAACGACGTGCTGACAATCTCACCATATACATACCTCGCGACACAAGAAAACTTGAAAATATTGAGGATAAAGAAAGCACTAAGTACAAGGAACTTCAATCTAAAATTGAAGACATGAAAAAGGAGCTAGAACATTTGCGAATAACACTCAAAATAGATGAATAAATCATTAATTAATGAAATAGGCATTTTAAAACAATCGGAAAACAGACACTTTGTAACCGATGGTTCATGGAGTTTACACGAGCTTCTTGAATATGTTTTAAAACAGACCGGTAGCGCACATGTTCAAATATCTTCATTTGCGTTGAGCGAAGTTGCTATACGCAGCTTCGCTCAACTTATTGACGAACAAAAGATAATTACGCTTAATTGCTTATTTGATAAAAGTTGCAGACGAACAAAATTTGATCTACTTACTTATTGCGCATCAATATCAAACATACGGCTCTCAGAGAACCATATGAAGCTTATTTTAATCAAAAATAACAATTGGTCTGTTGCGATCAATTCAAGCGCCAATTTCACCCCTAATAAACGTACAGAAGCAGGTGTAATTACAAGCATTACTTCAGATTATAATTATTACGCTGATTGTTTTCAAGAGATCTTTTCAAAAGCCGTTGTTTACGAATATGATATATAATGAGGAACAGCTTAATACAATTAGAAAATGTGGCGAGCTTCTTTTACGACCTAATGAAGTCGGATATGTACTTGAGTTAGACATAAACCAAGTTGAATCGGACTTAAACAATAAACATACAAACGCACACATGATGTATATGAGGGGTAAAATGGAAACAAAAATGGTGTTGCGTGAAAACCTATTGAAGAATGCAAAACGAGGCTCTCCTTTAGCTGAACAAATCTTTAACGACTTAATAAAATGAACGATCGCGACCGTGGACGTTTGACGCTAGCCGAAAAAATCAACGCTCATCTCTTTAAAGGTGATAAAGATGTTGTCTTTACGCCTGAAGAATCGGTGTTGTATCAACGCTATTTTGATGTGTATTCGCAAATGTTAGAAAAGCCGTGGAACGAAGATAAGGAATGGATTAATTACCTCACTTCTCACTACGACATCGACCGATCGCAAGCTTATCGTGACCTAGCTAAAATAAAACTGCTATTATCTAACGTTAAATCGGCATCAAAAGAATTTGTTCGTTATATGGTTTTTGAAGCCTCAAAAAAAGCATTAAATGCTACTGAAGAACGAGGTGATTGGAAGAATTTCATTTTAGCAATTGACAAATTAGGCAAGTACTTCAGGCTAGATCAGAACGATCCTGAAGAAATTGACTGGAGCAAAGTATATGTACAGGAATGGAAGCCTGTTGTTAATATTCGTGAGGTAGAACCAAACTTTAAAGGACCTGAAGATCTGAATGGATGGCGTGAAAAAATGCGCAAAAAATATGGTCAGATTGATGATGCTAAAATTGTAGAGAATGAATAGCTCAGAAGTCAATAAGATATGGTTTAACAAGGCACAGATAATGCCTTGTTTTATTATAAACGCTAACATAAGCACAATTGTAGGCGCGCGTGGTATTGGGAAGAGCGAAGGCATTGATTGTAATATTTTGCTAAGGAATGTATTCAGTATGCCGCGCTCGATGGGCGGCTTAGTTACCCCCAGTTACACGAAGCTCCTTAAAAACACTTTGCCTGCAGTATGCGCCGGATTGTCGCGTTTAGGCTATCATCGCGACATTCATTATGTGATTGGGAAGAAACCCGATAAAAAGCTAAACTATGCAAAGCCTTACACTGAACCGTTTGATTACAGTGGTTGCATGTACTGGTTTAATGGTACTATTGTAAATTTCTTATCATTTGAGCGTGGAATGTCGGCTAACTCTATGTCGCTTGACTGGATTATGGGCTTTGAAGCTAAATTTATCAATCATACAAAACTAACAAATGAAGTAAAGCAAGCCAATCGTGGTAATGAAGGATTGTTTGATTGCCCTTGGCATCATTCAGAACATTACTCTACTGATATGCCAACCACTCAAGAAGGATCTTGGATCCTTAAATATGAGGAAATGATGGACAAAGAACTTATATCCTGCATTAAAGCAACTTACAATGAGATATATGAACTAAATGAGCGTTCAACAGGTAGCTTATATTTCACTGAGAAAATAAGGTCATTAGAAGAAGATCTTCAATTATTCAGGTCAAATGCTATATACTACGAAGAATTTGACGCATTTGAGAATGCCGAGAAATTAGGCGAGAAATACTTTGCCAACCTAAAGAGAACATTGCCGCCGTTAATATTCAGAACCTCAGTATTAAACCACCGATTAAAGAAAGTAGCAAACGGCTTTTATTCTTCACTTAATGAGTCTATTCACTATTACGAACCTAATAGTAATATATCTTATTTAGAATCACTTGATTACGACTTAGCACGAAGTAAAGAACAGGATTGCCAATGGGATGGTGATCTTATGCCAGATAAGCCATTAATGATTGCAAATGACTACAATGCAGCCATTAACACAATGGTAGTAGGGCAAACAGTAGGACGTGAATTAAGGACAGTTAACAGCTTCTTTGTCAAGACTCCTAAGAAACTTAAAGATGTATGCGAATCGTTCTGTAAGTATTACTTGCACTTCCCTAATAGAGATGTGATATATTACTATGATAGTACTGCTATTGCTGAAGACGCTCAAGAGGAAGATTCGTTTTGTGAGACAGTAAAGAAGGTTCTTACAACATTCGGATTTAATGTTGACATGAAGTATATAGGCAACCCAATGCGCCATGATGTTAAGCATGAGATCATTAACAAGTCATTAGCAGGAGATCCAGAATATTTATTCCCGACATTCAACAAGCACAACAACGAATATCTATTACTAGCCATGCAAACAACTGGTGTTAAGATAGATAGAAATGGATTTCAAAAAGATAAGAGTGCAGAGAAAGAAGAAGACACACCCGAAAAGCCTGATGAAACAAAGACACATATCACTGATGCCTGGGATACTTTGTGGGTAGGTGCCAATAAGTATCCTGCGAGCTCATACTTCATCCCTTTGTCAACGTATTAGTATCAAAAGAGGTATCGCACAGGCGATCCGCTATAGAGAGGCCTCTCGATTTTCGAGGGGCTTTTTTTGTACCCCATTTCATATAACAATAGGAAAAAAAGAGTGTAGCTACACTCTCAGGACAGGGCGGGGGCGGGGTCAACTCGCAGACAAAGGGAAATAATTTCCCCTTGACCTCATTTAAAAACCTGATACACAAAAAAATAATGCGTTTTTTGTTCGAAAACATGTAAAATAGCACTGTGTTTTTTTGGTTAACTCGCTGATATTTACTATATTTACGTATGATTTAAAGGGATTCGCACCCTCTTTATTTCTGAATTAATAACCTTAACTGTTTTATCAAAATGGAAAAAAAAGAAACTGCAGCCGCTCAGGTTGCTAATGGGGCAACAACACCCAAAGACGAAGCTAAAGGCAAAGTAATAACCCTGCCTAAAGACGTAAAAGAAAAATCAGAAATTGATATTTTACGCGAAAAGCTTCAAGCGGAACTCAACCGTTTAAATAGAAAATCAACGTTAGCGCAACAGCGTGTTAATTTCATTGAGACACGCGAGAAAATCAAAAGTTTTGCAGCAGAAGCAAAGAAGGAGGAAAAAGACGATTTCAATAATGAAAACGCTCGTTTAGTTCTTTCTGCAGGTCGTTACAGAAATGACAATGTAGTAAGTGTTTCTTCAAGTTTTGTTTTGCAACGGTTTTGCAATTTCATTGATAAGGAGATAGGCGATAAAATAACAAGCCTAGAAGCTGAATTGCTAGAGGATTAAAAACAACAAATCCCCAAAGCTTCGTTTCGCACCTGCTTTGGGGATTCCTTAACCGTTTCAAAATTGGATTTCGAAACTTTTACAAAGATATGAAAAATCAAGAATCTAAATATCAAGAAAATCGCGACAAATTAAAGCAGCTCTCTAAAGTCGCAAAGCAAGCAATTAAAGTTAACGGAGGGTACCAAAACGTAAACGATTACGTTATCCGTGAGTGTTATACAACACCCGAAAACACCGAGTTTAACACGTTTTTTCAATGGCGAGAAAAGGGCTTTAAAGTAAAAAAAGGAGAACACGCCTTTGTCATTTGGGGAGCGCCAATGAAGGCACAAAAAACGGAGCATAAAGAAAAACAGAACGATGACGAATTTAGCTTTTATCCGTTGTGCTATTTATTCAGCAACAAGCAAGTAGAACCTTTTAAAAACAACAAATGAGCGCCAAAACGCAACATGTTGTTAAAACGCCACAGGGCAAACAATACGTACCAGGCGTAAGAATAGCGGGCAAATATTTAACCGAATTGAATTTTAACATAAACGATGAAGTTCAGATTTTAACCGCTCCCGAATGTATAGTAATTACAAAGGTTGACGTTTTGCAGCGTATGCAGATTAAAAACCCAGCTCTTACAAACCTAATTGAGAAATTTGGTTTTGAACTTGAATAAAGCTTTAAGCCTCTTGTATTAGAGGCTTTTGGCGCGCTTAAAAAGGAGTAAATTATACAGTCATTACATTCCTGCCTCGTTCCTCGGTTGTGTCTAATCCTAAGACACCAATAATTTACATCTGTTTATTATTTCTTAAACATTCTATAACTATTCATGTTTCGAAAGATTTTTAGCTCCAAATGTTAAAAATACGTTTTAGCGTAAAATTTAACATTTAAAGCTTGCAAGGTAATACGCTTTAGCGTATCTTTGAGCTATTGAAACAGTTCAATACACCGAAGCCTTTACGGTTTGATAGAGGCAAAAAAAAATAAGATCATGAAAAATTCAGCATTACAAATCGCAAAACAAATCGTTAATGACAATCGTGAGTTCATATCTGGTAATATTGCAGATCACATGATTAACGAACTAGAAAACAATGAATTTAGTTTATATTCATTTATTACTGATGAAGAAATTGAAGACATTGAAAGTACAGACTTCATGCATGACGGTCGCTTATTACATAAAAAGTTAATTGAAGATTGTCAAAATATGTGGCGTAATAATTTCGATTACGACGTTGAAAATTTTGATTACAATAATTTCTAAAATAATAAACGCTGCGCTATCGGCATGACGGGCAAATGGATATGCAAGCACTCGACAACATTTCAACAGAAATCGCACTACTCGAAGCAGAGCGCGATTTTGGCAACATAACCGACAATCAAACAGAATTACTGAATGTGCTAAATTTCTGTTACGATTTAGTATCTCGTACAGCTTTGGCTCAAGCCGAGCAGGTAGAACAACCCGAAGAAATGAAGGAACCAGGGTTTGAAGATCAGTTTGTAAATCGCTACGGAATAGCGTCTAATTCGTTAGCCGATTTTGCTTTTTCTATTGTCGCGAAAAAAGGCGAAGTTTCGTTAAAAAAAATTCTGGACCAGCAACTTTTTGCAGCCAAGTACAACAACGTTACACAGCAAAAAATAGCTGAAGGAGTAGGCATTCGGCAGGCAACTATCAGCGATTTCATCACCGATAAAAAGTCGATGACAGCCGATAATATTGAGAAAATAATTAATTTCATTATCGCTAAATGTTAAAAATACGTTTTAGCGTAAAATTTAACATTTAAAGCTTGCAAGGTAATACGCTTTAGCGTATCTTTGAGCTATTGAAATACTTCAATACACCGAAGCCTTTACGGTTTGATAAAGGCAAAAAAAATTAAGATTATGAAAACAATATCAATTGAGACAGCTAAAGAATTTATTGCAAACGAAAGAATGACTTCTTTTACAGTTTCTTCTTTTGAAAAAAACGAAGTTAGAAATGCATTTTGTTCAATTCATTTCGATTATCAAAATGGCGGTGCAGGTGTGTCTTACACTATTAGCAAAAAAACATATAAGGCAATATGTGATTTCATCAAAGACGAAGTCCGTTTATTAAACAGCTATGCACACTCAATGAGCGATTTTATCCATAATAGTGATGATCGCAGTAAACAGATAGCTGCAGATTACGCTGTTAAATTCGAACAAAAATTGCTGTTAATCAACAAAATGAATTTAAAAGGAGTTTTAAAATCAGATGTTGAAAATGCAGTATCTCATTTCAATTATTTTAAAAAATAAATTTAACTAGCCCCGAGCAATCGGGGCTTTATCATTATAACCATGAGCAACTTTTCACCCGAAAAACCTTTATGTCCTCGATTTATAGCGCGACGAGTAATGCACGAAGGTGTTGCGTATGATTTTATAAGTCATACACAACACCCTCTTTTTGTTGCTAAAATAAAAGAGTCTGAGATAGACATTACCGATGAACACTTTATAACAGTTGATAAAATTGAGCTGAACAAAAAAACGGATCTGGAACTGGCAAAGATGATGGGGCAACTCGCCGATTTTATTGCCAAATGGCGAAGTTTTCAAAACGGAAAATCGAAAGATGTTCCGGAATAAAACTATTTCGCTGAATACAAAAAGAAAGCCTGGCATTAGCTAGGCTTTTCTTTTGTCCCCTACCTCCTATCCTCGCTTAATAACTTAGCAGTAAAAGAAACCTCTTATGCTGCACAGTTCACGAATTTATTTAGTTGCACAACGGCAAGTCAAAGGCGAATACGTGCCGTTTTCGCTTGAGTTTGTTAAAGAATCGGGCGAGATTGTAAATATTCAATCTTGCATATTTCAAAATGAATATAAGCCTAACAGGACAATGGACATCAAGCTTCCTGGCGGCGAAATTCGCACAATACGAACATCGACTATTATAAATTTCAACGGAGAGGAGGTATTTGTATGAATATTCAAATGATTACCTCTGATGGGCTTGCATACTGCTCAGGCAAACAGGCAGCCTTCATCATTAAAGCAAATGCTGAAGTTGTTGCCGATGCCGATAAAGAAACGCCTGATAATATTGAAATATCAGAAGATAAAGAACAGCATCAATTTGTAGCTTGGGGCAAAAACAATAAAAAACCAAATGAGCTTCAATCTAAAATAAAAGTCAGCGAAACGCTATCGGCTAATATCATGTTTAATGCTTACATGACCTATGGCGGAGGATTAAAGTTGATGAAAACAATTCAGGATCCGACAACGAAGAAAACAAAAAAAGTAGATGTTGCCCCTGGCGAATACTCCGAAATTGAAGCTTTTATAAAAAACAATAACATACCGCTTTATCTCCTTGAACAATGTGTTGATGTACATACTTATCATCATTCATATTGTGAGCTTGTTCTAAATATGGAAGCTCCTGAATCGCGCAAAGTACTTGAAATACATCACAAAGAGGCAATGTTTTCAAGAGTTAGTCCGATGAATGCCAACGGTGACATAGAGATGCATTTCTATTCTGCTAAATGGTATAAAGGATCTGTGGAAAAAAAATATTGCTCAGGAACTCCAATGCTTAAATCGTTCAACGCTTCGTTAGATCTTCAGCGAAGAATAGGCCGTGAACCCGACATTAAAGGGAAAAAGGTTGATGAAAAAAAATATAGTTATATCATTCCAATCTATTTTCCTTCCATTGGCGCTCGTGCCTATTATCCAGAATCACCATGGTACTCTGTGTTTTTAAGCGGCTGGTACGATTTGGCTGTTGCTATTCCTGAATTTAAAAAAGCGTTAATGAACAATCAAATGACGCTTAAATACATCATTGAAATTGATGCTAAATACTTTGAAGACCTTTTTAAAAGTGAAAACATCGTTGATCCTGAATTGAAGAAAGAACGAATACAGCGCGAATATGATATGATTCTGGAAACGTTAACCGGAACAGAAAACACAGGCAAAGCCGTATTCAGTACTTTTTTTGTTGACTTAAAAGGCACTGAACATCCTCGCATTAAAATCACGACTCTCGAAAACACAATGAAAGGCGGTGAATTTACCGAGGATACCAACATTGCAAACAGCATGCTTTGCTATGCGCAAAATGTACATCCTTCGTTAAATGGTGCCGCTCCTGGTGCAACTAAAAGTATTAACGGCACCGAAGCACGTGAGCTCTTTATAATGAAACAAGCTATGTTGAAGGCTTATCGAGATCTTATATTGCAACCTCTTGAAGTTATAAAAGTGATAAACAAATGGCCTGCCGAAGTAAGCTTTGAAATAGTAGATACTGAACTTACTACGTTAGATGCCGGAAAAGGCTCGCAAAAGGTGGCAGGCGGTGCCGTAATCTCTTAACTCATACAACTATGTTAGTCACATCTACCGACGATCTTAAGCAATACGTAAAGGCTAATTCAAGCTTAACTTTTAAAGCTGTTGAACCCTTTTTTATTGATGCAGAAAGCAAATATGTTCGCCCATGGCTTGGAGAACATCTCTATAAAAAATTAGACTCATACAAAACCACCACTTCAGTAGACGAGAGTTTGCGCGCGTTGTTGCCATATGCAGCGCGTGCATCTGCTCGTTTCACAGTCATGTTAGCATCGGCAAGCAACGACATTAATTTTGGTGAATCGGGCTTTACTACATCCTCAAGTACAACCTTAGCTCCGGCAAGTGCTCAACGTGTCGATCGGTTTAATTCATCTATCGAGCAGCTTGGATGGGATGCTATTGAACAGATGCTCAGATTTTTGGAACAAAACAAGGAGGCATATCCTGATTGGGTTGAATCAGAGGCATATACTTTATCATTTAAATCATTCATTAATTCAGCTGAAGTATTTAACAGTTACGTCAACGATTTAGGCAATTCACGCTTAACATTCAGTAAGTTACGTTCTGTTATGGACACAGTTGAAATGTTACAGGTAGAACCAGTAATTTCGCCCGAATTTGCTGAGGAATTACGAATACAGCTTAGAGAGGAATCTCTAACACAAACAAACAAAGCAGTTTACAAATTGATATGTGCAGCAGTCGCTAATCTCACATGGTACGAATATCATCTTCCTGACGACAGTAAGCAGTTTACAAGATTTGAAATAGCTGGTAAAAACTTCTTGGCCGCAGCTCGCAAAGTGCTCGACAAAAGCCCTGATAATTACCCTACTTACAAGGCAAGCTCAACATATATTACTGACAAAATCGGCATGCCTTCATTCGAAAACGACTCTTCTAAAAAAGCTTTTTTCTTTTATTGATATGCATAAACTAACTATCGACAAGTACACATTTCAGATACCGGGTAACTGGAATGAATTAACATACGAACAACTTCGCGTTGTTTTTATCGCACACAAACTCAACCCTTCGCCCGAATATGTGAAGCTTCAGTTATTGAAGGAAACAACAGGTATTGCCAAATTAAAATGGAAACGTCGTGTTCGCGACTTGATGTACATCTATCCGTTTCGATACAAATACAACGTGATATGGTTAGCTGCAGTAGATATTGCACATATAACATCGGCATTTAATTTTCTTTTTACCGATGAAGGTTTTTTCGCTCCTGGACTTACCAATATGCCTTTAACCGTGTTGCGATTCAAAAAAGCCTATTATGGTCCTGCAGCTGCATTTACCAACCTCACTTTTGGCGAATGGGTTGCTACTGAAACATTAATGGCTCGCTATGCCGAGACAAATGACGTTGAATACTTGCTTCGCTTTTTCGCTACACTATGGCGAACCTGCGATAAAGAAAACTGGCGCCAACCGTTGGCCGAAAACAGCGAAGATTTTTGGCAAGAATTTAAAAAACTTGAATCATGGAAAGCCCAATTAATATTGCATTGGTATGACTCGTGTTGTATTTTACTTCAAAATAAATTCTCTCTCATTTTTCCAAAACCCAATGAGGAAGAAAATAAAAAACCACAACGAGTAATAGCCGCTCAAGTTTTCGATTCATTTATGAATATTCTCGAAATGTTGGTAGATCACGACGTAACGAAAAAACCCGAAGTTCGCGCCCAGTTCCTTTACGACGCACTATACACATGGGAAGATTTGATTGTTCAGAATAAAAAAATGGAAGAACTTACAAACAAATGACAGATTTCAATCAATACGAATATTTGCAACAGCTTGCCGCCAAACACAAGCTAATACTTCATACACCCGAAACGCCACGTGTTCACACTATTTCGTCGGTTTTTAACCTCGAAGAATTTGAAGCACGAATGAACAATTGCGATGGTTTACAAGTACTATCTGTAAATCTAGACGATTATAGCGCGGTCGGTGAAAATGCTGATACTATTTCCGACAATATATTCAACACATTTTGGGTTGTAAAAAAGGCTATATCAGGTGATGTTGCTGATAAAAAAGCAACCCGAGAAGTGTGTAAATCAATCGCCAACAATTTCGTTGGCCGAATGCGAAAGCATCGACTAATGATGCAACAACGCGAATTAGAAAGAACCAGCTTAATGAATTTCGACCCGCTAACAGTTAACATAAGAGCGTATGAGCTTCCGATCGGCGACCAGTACATTGGTGTACAGGTTAATTATCGAATAATAACACCATCGGCAATGGTTGACACTCCTGAAGTATGGATGGATTAGATATTACCGTAAAAGCGTGGGCAGACATTGTCATTCAAAATTGGATTGACAAAATATACAAGATGCAAGTACTTAATACGCATACACTTGTGCGTGAATTAGCTCAGGACTTTGCACTTCATATTGTAAGCAATTCAAATGGGAACCCTGAATTTGTTGAGTTTGCATTTCGCTATTACGGACGTTTTGTAGACATGAATGTAGGTCGTGGAGCCGCTTTTGGCAGTAATACAAAACGAAAAAAGAAAGGATGGTATTCCGCTACTTTTTACGCTGAGCTTAACCAGCTTAGCAAAATTCTGGCCGAAAAATACGCTTTCAAAGGTTCATTTATCATTAGCAGTGGATGGTCTAATCCTATTAATATGGTTTCATTGGATGTTTTATAATTGGTTATTTTCTATTTGTGGAAAGCCTGCAGACTCCTGCAGGCTTTTTTTATATCTTTGCAGAACTAGAACTTCAATACATAATTTATGGTGAACTTATTCGAGTCACATATCAATGCTTTAGGGGCAGGAGTACGGGTGAAAGTCCCGGCACCTCGATGCCCCGCATTGAAGTTCTAGTACCACCTGCCCCTTTTACATATGAATCAAAAAACATTAAAAGAATTGCTCAATGAAGATATTGAGCATCTTAAAAATGGCACTCCCGAGCAAAAGGAGTATGCCGAATCTCATTTAAAAGAGTTCATATCTCTTGTGCTTTAAAAGCCTGCCTATCCGGTAGGCTTTTTTTGTCCCCTACCCTCAATGCTCGTAAGGTATTTTTGAACTACAGAACAAAATTTAAACCCTTAACAATCCAGAGCATGAAAGAAAGAATAGTTAAAAATTGGATCTCATCGGCTATCGGTATTGGCTTAATCGTTGGGGCATGTATTGCGCTATGGTTTGGCAAAGTCAACGTCGATGGATTACTTCTAATTATACCCGTTGGGGCTGGTTTTTTATTCAGCAAAGACAAACTCCCATTTTCCAAAACTGATGTTAAGTAGCGATTGGATTGCAGCGATTGGGCTCATTAGCTCAATCGGTTCCTTCTTTGCCGGAAAACGGCTTACAAAAGCTCAAGCTCAAAATACAGAACTTGATGCAACAGCCAAAGCGGTAAGAATATGGCGCGAATTAACCGAAGATCTGCGAAAAGAGGTTGACAAACTTAGAGTTGAAATTGACGAAATAACGCTGCAGTTTGAAGAAAAATGCCGCGCATGTAAGTACAAAAAAAAATACAAAGAAAATGGCGAAGGTTGAACTCGCTGCAGCTAAATCGCTGCTATGGGAAGGTGGTAAATCTGATGATAAGATAGATCGTGGAGGCCTTACAAAAATGGGCGTAACGCTTACTACTTGGAAACAATTCGGATACGATTTAGATGGTGATGGGGATATTGATTCGCGCGATTTAATGCTCATTACACGCGCTGATGCTATTCGCATTTACCAACATTTTTGGAAAAGGTGGGCAGCTGATAATATTGCAAATCAATCAATTGCCAATATTTTAGTTGATTGGGTTTGGTGTAGTGGCTCGTATGGAGTAAAAATTCCACAACGCATTTTAGGTCTTGAACAAGATGGTCTTGTAGGACCTATAACGCTAAAAGCTGTCAATTCAATTGATCCGGAAATGTTCTTTAACCTCATTAAAACCTCACGATTAAATTTTGTAGAGAAAATATGCAATGCGGATCCTTCGCAATACAAGTTTTTGAGTGGTTGGAAAAATCGTATAAACTCTTACACTTTTCAGAAATGAGAGCCTTTATTGTTAGTTTGATATTGTTGTGTTGTCTATCGTGCAGCACAACAAAACACATTGATAAACAGCTTGAAAAAGAATCGAAAACAATGAGTATCGATTCTACTGCTGCTCAAAAAGTAGAAACGAATACAACTATTAATCAGAATGACTCGTCGAAAACTGTAATTGAAGAAGAAACAATTACAGACTTCTCTGTTGTCAAAGATTCGGCAGGCATTAAGAGCCTACCTACAAAACAGATACATCGTAAAAAAACGACTAAAACAGAAACCAATTCGATAAAAAAGAGTGATAATATTATTGCTCAAACAAATGCTAACAAGCATACTGACATCAATTTAGACAAATCAAATACTACAATAACAAAGGATATAAAAACAACCAATTGGGTTAATAAATACACTATTAGCGCATTTATATTACTTATTGTAGGTGCCGCATTTTTTATCCGACTCAAATTCTTTTAAACCCTAGTTATGGATCTTAACACACTGCATGATAATGTATTAAGCAATATTGACGAAAAGATAAAAAAGAACAATGCGCGTAATATCACTGGTATTATATTAAATGGTGTTTTACGAAACATTACCTCATTCGTAGTATCTGCTCTCGGACTGTTTTATACAGCAAAAGATATTGATATAAAATTATCAGAAATAGAATTAACACCTGGTCCTGATGGCAAAAGTGCATATCAAGTTTGGTTAGATCAAGGTAATACTGGATCAGTTTCGGATTTCTTATACTCGTTAAAAGGCGAAAAAGGCGCAACAGGAGCTCAAGGAGAAATTGGTGCAACAGGAGCACAAGGCATACAAGGGATACAAGGCTTTACTGGTGCAACTGGTGCAACTGGCGCTGATGGTAAAAGTGCATATCAGCTTTGGATAGAACAAGGAAATTCTGGCTCTGTTTTAGTTTTTTTAAATTCACTTAAAGGTGAAATTGGCGCAACAGGTGCGCAAGGTCCAATTGGCGCAACTGGCGCAACAGGAGCTCAAGGGATACAAGGTATTCAAGGTGTAAAAGGTGATACTGGTGCCGATGGCAAAACAGCATATCAAATCTGGTTAGAAGCAGGAAACTCCGGAACAATTGCAAATTTCTTAAGCTCATTAAAAGGAGCAACAGGCGCAACTGGCGCTCAAGGCATACAAGGTATTCAAGGATTAAAAGGTGATACTGGTGCCGATGGTGTTTTAGGATTCCTTACCGGGTTATTAAATACAGCAGTGTCATTTGTATTAGCATTGCCAACAGATAGCTTGCTTCAGGGCATTTCTAAGATAAATGCTTCACTTCAATTTCTTAAGAATAATAAGCAAGACAACCTTGGTTACACCCCCGAAAACGTAGCTAACAAAAACACTGCAAATGGCTATGCCGGTCTCGATGCTACAGGAAAGGTTCCATCTACCTTACTACCCTCGTATGTCGATGATGTTCTTGAGTTTGCTACAAAATCGGCATTCCCGGCAACTGGCGAATCGGGGAAAATTTACACCGATTTAGCTACCGACAAGATATATCGTTGGTCGGGCTCTACATACGTGAATATAGCGGCGAGCCCCGGCTCTACCGCTGCTGTCACAGAAGACCCCTCTTTTCTTTACTTCACAACGAGTAGAGTTCTTAACACAATACTTTCAGGCTTATCTTTTGCAAGTAATTTAGCAATAACGGCAACCGATTCAATTATTGTAGCGTTTGGTAAGCTACAGGCGCAAATTACAGCCATTAAAACTACTGCCGATGCTGCAAAAGCCACAGCCGAAAATATCCAAGTAGGCGGGCGAAATTTGCTTTTAGGGACTGGAACAGCAAAGTCGCGATATGGGGAAGGATGGATGATCTGGGCTATTTCAAATAAAATGGTGACTGGTAGTTTTATTTTAAAATTCAAATACACTTGCTCGGTCGGGAATAGTATCGGAATTTCATTAGGCACGATAGAAGGCTTTGATGGAAGTTTTGAGTTAACGCCTACCTTACCCGCTGGTACGGATTTAATTTACACGGCGCAGGTTAATTTCACTCGCGATACTCAGACTCATTTTGTAATTTACTCAAGTCAGACCATAACTATTTCTGAATTAAAGCTCGAAAGTGGCAATAGAGCAACAGATTACATCGTTGCATATGAAGATACTGAGGCATTAATTAAAGCTGCTCAAGATACAGCCAACGAAGCACTACCAAAAACAGGAGGCTCAATGGCTAATACAAATCTTGTTACAAATCTTAACGCCGATTTGCTTAACGGCTTTAAAGACACTGATTTTTTTAAAAAATATGCAACATATGCTCAAGGAAATGTATCCGGCACACCTACGTTCGATTTCACAAATCGAGGTATCATAATAGCTACAGCGACTGCCAACATTACGAATTTTACAGTAACAGGTATACCTGTTGGAGATACGTGCTTGCTCATACTAACCGTAAACGCAGGCATTACAGTTAGTATGCCAACCGGTTGGAAAAAAATTGCTACTGCAGCAGTTGAAGCGGGTAAAACAAATACGTTTTCGTTCTTGAACGTAGACGGTACAATTAAACAAGTAAACGTAGCTGCATATGAGTAGGATGCTCGATTTTCATTCGCGCAACTTAAAGCGCGTTACTGGTCCTGTTTTTACTTACGGAAGGCAGTATAATGTATTAGCTGCTCGTGCACGGTCAAAAGGTAGACTGTATAATTACTATGCAGTTGCCGACGCACGCGGACTTGCACCTGTTGGTTGGCATATCCCAACTCAAGCAGAAAAAACGGCACTGCTTACGGCTATTGGTGGGGAAAATTTAGGATATAAATTGAGAGAACCTTCATTTTACACAAGTAATGGAGGAAACCTTGTACCTACTAACGAATTTGGTTTCAATGTGTTTGCTGCCGGATCGCTTTTTAGTTCAGATGCATTTTCAGATTTAAAATATACCGGGATATGGACAAGCTACTACGATGGTGTAAAGGCTTGGTATATGGACTTTCAACCAAATACGAATTATACTTATTACACTTACGGTAATCGCGAATGGGGGTTGGGAGTCAGATATATTAAGGACGATTCAAACGATACAGGTTTTTGTGTAGAAAACGATGGCTATGTGCTACCGACTGTCAAAATCGGCACACAGGTATGGACAGCCGAAAACGCTCAAACATCGAAGTACAGAGATGGATCGACAGTTGCATTAAGCACCTCTATTACTTCTTTTTTAGCTCTTACAACAGGCGCAAGTATATGGTACAATTTAGCTCCTTCATATAGTCTTGCACCTGCCGGATATCATTTGCCTACAAAGGATGAATTAGCGCAATTGGCGCTCGATGCCGGGGGTACATTTGTAGATAGTAACACTTACAACAGTGCGGGCGGTAAGCTGAAAGAACCGGGACTGATTCATTGGAGCGGTGTTAATACGGTACTCACTCCCGAATCCGGATTCAAAGCACTTGGAGCAGGATATAGAGGTAGTGCCGGGGCATTTATGCAATTAGGCGTAATGGTTCACTTTTGGTCAGCAACCGACATCATGGCTAATTATAGCAATGACATGTCGATCCTTAATAGCTATACAGATGTTACGCTCAATGGAGCGAACGATTACTACTATTCGGGAAGTGTTCGTTTTGTACGCAATAAAAACTGGAATATCGCAACACCGCCAACAGACGTTGAAGGAAACGCTTATCCGATTGTAACTATTGGTTCACAAACTTTCACGCAACAGAGTTGGAAATCGCTGAAGTACCGGAATGGCACAGTTATCAACGCGCAAACAACCTATACCGATGCGCAATGGGCAGCCCTTACAACGCCTGCGTGTTGTGCGTATCAAAACAATGAGAGTTATGTATAAAAATTTAAGAAATGGCAATAACAATCATAAAACAAGTTCCAATAATAATAGCTTCAGGAAACGATGCTGTTATTAAAGTTAGTTATGCGTCTGCCTTTTCTTCGTCAGGCGTAATATCATCGGTATCTATTACACCAACTTCGGGTATTAGTGCCGGATCGTCGTTTAATCTCATTATCAATGATGTTACATATACCTTTACATACGCAGCTACTCCTGTTTTAACCGATCGTCAATATTCAACCGATTTATTTGCCTGCTTATCGGTTACGGCCGTGCTCGTTAGATACTTTGTCGTAACAAAAGCAGGCAATACAATTTATCTCACAACCCGATCGGGCGAAATACCTTCTATTGAATTAGGCGATTGTACCAATATCGTTTTAACATTCAATAAAAGTTATTCCGGGATGCCAAAAATTGCAGAAAATAGCAGATGGTTATTAGGCTTGCAGAAAAACGGAAGTTCAAAACTTATTGGTCCTATTGAATCATTGCCAAGCGCAACAGGGAATGGTTTTACTGGCGAGATCTCATTCAATGTATCGCTATTATTACCGAAGTCAAGGCGTGGATTTTACAATTTTCCTAATACGGCTAAAATGTTTTTACACAGCATTTTAGAAAAGTACACGCCTCAAGTTTTTTTACAACAAAATATTCCTGCAGTTTTAAAAGACTATGTTGCCGGGACAACATTTTATTGCTTACCAGGTAAGCTCAGCGAAACACGTTTAGCAAGCATGAATAGTGCTTCAAAAAGCTTTGCTGATGTTCTTAATTCAAGTAAAATGTTCTTGAGCTGGCGCAATATCTCGCGTCAAACTGATATTTATTCGCCTCAAAAATTATACTTCATTGCGCAAAGTGCAGGCACCTATGTGCTTAAAGTGCAAAAATGGTATGTTGATGGATCCGCGCCAGTTATTGAGCAATTAGCTACAATTTCGGCAGCAGCTTATCAAACCATTGAAGTATGTTGTGCTTGGTCTGATGTACGTACAGTAAATGATAATGCAGCATTAAGAGATTACGAAGTTTGGATTGAGAAAGCTGGCATTGCCGTATCAGAAAAACGACATTTCGAAATAGATTACAACTACTACCAATTTGCTCGCTATTGGCTTTATCGTAACTCATTAGGAGCTTACGATATTATAAGAACAACAGGAAAGGCAAAACAAGTTCTCGATGTTGTTAAATCAATATCTCGCGTTTCGCTCCCGAATGATTTCACCGAACAAAATGCAAGTACTCGACAGTTAAGTGATTCAGCCTCTATTAAGTATAATATAAACACAGGTTATGAAGAAGCTGCACTCTCAATCGAATATCAAGAGTTTTTGCGTTCTGGCGAAGTCTATTGGATCAGATCCGGCACATTAGCTCCGGTACAAGTAAGCGCAAAAGCTTACGACATCTTAACCGATGATGATGATTTCCCTTTTCTCGAATTCGAAGTTGAATTGGCTCAGTCTGATGATTATATGGTAGCGGCACAACCATTACTTCCTATTGACATCGGTGATTTTGACGACGACTTTAATGACGATTATCTATCATGATAAAAATTAACAATATAGAAATCCCATTTTCGGGTATAATTCAACTTACAGAAGTTAATACGGCTGTAGTTGATGAAAGTACATGGACTTTCCCTTTTGTAGTTCCATTTTGCGATGAACTTACCGATGCAATTGGTTTTATTCATTTACCTGAGAGCTACAATATGATCGGAAAATCATTTCAAATGATAATTGAAATAAGTTTCAAACATCATGAAGGAATATGTACCGTTACATCTGTTAGTGAAGAAGGAGTTGAATTTTCATTTATCGAAAATACTGACTTTTATACGTTAGCAAACGCGACCAAATGCACCGATTTATCGCCAGAAGTCGTTAGTTTCAACAAAAATGATATTGCCGACACCTTAACTAATCCGGATAAATATCCTTTCATTTTTGCGCCTTGTAAAACAACCAATTTTGGAAAAGAACTCGGACTCGATTTTGACAACATTGCCGGAATAGATTATTCAATAATAAATCAATCAAAAGATTCTCCTATTGTTATTCCTTTTTTAAAGTTAAACAAAGCATTAGCAATGCTTTTTAAAAATAGTGGAATAACACTAGCCAGTAACTCACTCTCAAATTTAAAAGATATTTGGGTTTACAATAATCTAAATACCAAGTGGTTATATTTTGGCGTTCCGGATAATAATTGGTATGCCTGGTTAGTCTCTATTACTGCAGGCGATGAACCAAAAGCAACTATTTGCTATCGGTACCAACAAACAGGTGGTTATTTTGGTAGCGATCTTGCTATGCCTTATAACTGCTTTGTATCAATTGATGCCGATGGCCGAAAAATTAATACTCAAGCAACAGGTTTAACCCGGTCGGCAAAAAAGGAAGGTACGTTAAGACATTACGGCCAGTTTTCAATAAAGAATTTAGCGATCGATAAAGACATTGTTTGCGGTGTTGAAATTGAAAGCATTACACTTGAAAACGGCATTGACTTAAGCGGTTATGAAGATTTTCTTGTAAAAAACTACACAGGAGATTTTATTCTTTCGGCCAGTGATTGGCAAACTTGGTTAGATAATTTAAAGAGTTATTCGAGTTTGCTTATTACGGTTAGTGACACGTCAAAACTAACTGCAGGCATGATGATATACATTGACAACCTGATTGAAACAACTATAGACCAGATTGTTGATGAGAAACGCTTTAGAATATTGAGGCGTGAACTTGCCTATGAGCTGAATAAAAATACAGATGCAACAGTACGCGAAAAGCCTTATTCAAAGTATTTTGACTTTACAAAAGGTGATTTTATTGAGAATTATCATGATTGGGCAACGATTAAAGTTATTTCAGCAGTATCAGAAGAAGCTAATATAAGGTGTGAGTATAAAATCGGTTTACCTACCATGCCCGCCACTCATGTATTGTTTAAAAAATGCAAGGTGTTTCATGTACCTATTCAACCATTTTTCAAAGGTGAGGTAAACGATGTTTTCGAATTTGATTTAACAAAGCATTTACCTTATGTTTCTGTAAATGAGTTTTTAAAAGCAACAAAGAACACCTTTGCCTTAGCGCTGAATATTCAAAATCGCACTGCTTATCTCGAATCGTGGAATTACATTTTATCACAAGTTCCGATCGACATAAGCGAATTAGCAGGCGTTATAACTGAAACACAATTAAACGGTTACGACTCTTTTAAATTGAGTCTAACAGGAACGAAAAACGATTTATCGAAAAACATAAAAGAACTTGATTCTTATGTTATTGGAATAGAAGGGAATAATCCGCCATCCGATAATATAAGCAATGAGGCTCTATATAAATGCGTGAAGGATAATTCGTTATATAAATACTCGTCGAACTATTTGGCAAACCTAGGCAATTGGAAACTTGCCTCATATAATTACATAGCAATTAAATCGCACACAGGCGCGCAAAACAACGTTCTTTCAATCGAAAGCGACGCAGGTGTTCCTTTACAATTTTGTCACACAATAACCCGATTAAAGGTACTGTCAGGTGGAAGTGTCGGATCTAGTTTTGAATTAATAGTTGGAGGCACATCCGTTAAATATAAATACTCGGCTATTCCAGACATCTATCAAAACGAATATGACATTGATACACAAGGGCTATTCGAAACATCATCGACAATTTTAGACGCATTAAAAGCCTCTAAAGAATTGAAAGATTTTGAAATAACGGCAGGTGTTGGAGATCTTGCCGGATGGATAATTATGAAAAACAGAAATGAATACACTCCTATTCAGCTAGGCAGCTGTTATAATGTAAGCTTTTCAATTGTAGAAGAAACAATCGATGCTTATCTACCATATATCTCGCAACCGGGGACATTTAGTATTTACGAGAAAGATCTACGCCCAGAAAGTGGGGTGTTATTTTGCCGCGCTATAGGTTTTAGAAACTCAGTATTTGAAAGCAACTACGCAGATAAAACACCTACCGGATTTGATTACAATGTTCCATTTGCAATTGAAATGGGAGGCGAAAATGGATTGTATGAAAAATTGTGGAAAGCGTATATTGATTGGCAAATCAATCATGGTAAAACAATTAAATCTCAGATTGATTATACTGAAGAAATATACGCTTCAGGTAATTGGCTTCGGTTATTTAAAATAAAAGACAATGCTTATATCGTTAAGCAAATAGAAGAAACCCTTGATTTTGGTCAAAACAAACTGATTTTTGGAGATTCGGAGCTTATTAAAATCTAAATCAATTTATCAAATACATCCATTTCTCTCTCAATTTCTTCGTCATCAACGTGCGCATATATCATCGTTTCTCGAACATCTGAATGACCTAATAGTTTTTGCAAGGCTATTAGGTCTTTTGTGTGTTTGTAAAAATAAGTTGCAAAAGTATGTCGTGAGGTATGGTAATTTAACGTCCTGCCAATTCCACAATTATCAAATATCTTTTTGATATAGCGTTGCATCACCTGGTCGGCAAATGTCTCGATCAACTTACCTTCTTTTTTTATTCCGTCATTTGATTCATTAATGATCTCCCATGCAACTGCTTTTAAAGGAAGATATATTACATCTGTTTTTATATTACGTGTTTTGTGAGGCACGTAAACCAACTTAGATCCAACAATGTTTTTCCATTGTACTCGCTGTATATCGCTTAAACGCAATCCTGTAACACACGAGAACAAATAAGCGCGCAATACTTTATGAAGGTTAGCCGGCAGTAATTGCTTGCGATAAAAATGGAATAAGGATCGCAATTCATTTTCTGTACAATATTCAATTGTTCCTTTACTTCGCCCTATTTTAAATTCCTTCATAGGAGAGATAGGAATCACCTTACGACGAACAGCTATATTAAGATATAAGTTAAGATTTTTAAGATACTTCTGTGTACTACTTTGTGCTAGATGCTTTTTGCTTTTTAGATAATATCTAAAATCCTCTAAACATTGTTCGTCAAATTCGGTAAATGATAAATGAGGTTTGAACTCCTTTAAATGAGTTGCCATTGAACCATGGCTTTTTATTGTAGAAGCCTCTTTGACCTTTGCTTGCTGCTTCATTTCTTCTTCGATGAACTTATGTACATCAATCATTAATGAAGGTCGTTTCCACTCCTTTCGCAATAAATCAGGGGTTAACACGGTATGGAGCAAACGGTAACGTACAAGTATATCGTTAAGTCGAGACTTGCAACTTGAGATAATTAAATTCTGATCCTTAACCTCAGGACTATTCCCTTTTATTTTTTCCTGCTTGATATCCCACTGTGATTCGTCAATTTCTAATCCAGTTGTGAAATACAGTGTATGTTCTTTTATCGTATATGAAATACGAATAGAAAGCTTCCCATTGTTTTTTTTTCGATAGGCTAATTCAGCCTTAATTGTAGCACTCAT